GCCGGAAGCGTCGGCTTGGCAATAACCGGCAGGATAGACGTTGCCGTTGTCGTGTTGGTAAGCGCCGTACCGTCCGCAATCGAGTTAAGGAGGGTCGCGATATATCCCTGTTGCATGGTCTGTCCCTTATGCCAGCGTGAACACGCCAGAGGCGTTGATGGTTATCGTGAGAGTTCCGGCCGTCGTGCTGACTGACCCGCCGCCCGTGTCCAGATCCACCACGCACAACAGGTCAGCGTTGCCGGTGGTCAGGTAGATCACCGCGTATTTCGCCGTGATCGTGCTGGCAGTCCAAGCCTGGTCATCCACATCAAATGTAATGGTGCCCGTCGATTGCGTCCATGTGGCGGTCAGCGTCTTGCCACCCGCAACATATCCGGTTCCGACGACCTCCTCCGTAAGGTCCGCGTATCGGCAGTCCGTGGACGTGCCGACGAATGTCGCATCCAAAGCTTGCGCAGACGTGGTCAGCGCCATCTTGAACGTCTGCGTGTCAAGGTCGAACGTGCCGTTCGCCAGCTTCAGCTTGGCCCTGTTAAAGACGATCCAGTTACCTGCGGGCATTAGTCTGCACCTTCAGTTTCAATTCTGGATATCCGGCCCTTTTCGCGCACCACGCGTTTCGGGCGGGACAGCGCCTTGATGGCCTTGTCGGAGTTCTCGGATGTCACTGCCGCAAACTGGCCTACGGCTTGGCTCATCTGCCCAACCGCGTCCCCGATAACTGCCACGCTCTGGCTCAGGCCGGTCACTGCCTGCTGCATTGCCGAAGCAGCCTGCGCCATTGTGTTGTTGGCCTCTCGATCGGCGTTGATCTGCTCGACCTTGCCTCGCGCCGCCGTGATCTTTTCCTGGCGCTCCATGTTGTCGAGGCGCAGTGCCTCAAGCTCTAGCTGCGTGCGCTCGTCCGGAACAGATGGCGCTTGTGTTGGCATTGGCGCGGCTTGCGCCATAGCCGCATCACCCTCCACACCTACGCCCGTCAGGATCTCGATCGTTTGCGCTCGCGTCTTTTCCGCCGTGGCAAGCGCTGCCTCGGTGTCGGCTTCTGCCTTGGCCGCCTTGGCGCGGGCTTCCATTGCCAGGCTCTCGGCAAGCTGCGCCTGCGGGTCGGGTTGGCTCTGCATGGCCTCAAGCTCGGCCTGCATCGCCGCGGCCTCTTCCTCGTTCGGCTCAAGCACGCCCAGCTTCAGCAATTGCTTGCGGAAGTATTGCTGCATCTCGGAAAGGCCTTCGCCTTCCATGTTCATCATGGCCATGCTGCCGAGAATGGACAGCGTCTGCGGGTCCTGCGTGATCTGCATCATGCCGGTGATGGCGCGAACGACAGCAGCGCGGCGGCTGGTCGTGCTTGGCCCGACATCAACGGCAACGTCGAACTTGGCTTCCGCGATATCGTTCTCCGTCTCGATCGCGCCGGTCTCTTTGTTGACGATCGGCCGGGCCAGTTCGACAGTGCGCGGCTCTCCGGTGGTCTGGATCCCTTTCATCTTGCGGTTCGGCTCGACGTAAATGTCCCGCGCCATCGACAGCCAGACCTCGCCGCAGCGCTTCACCGCCTTCCCGAAGTTGCTGAGGTAGATGAACGTCTGCATGTCAAGCTTGTTCTGGATCAGCTCCACGGCTTTGCCTGACATGTTGGGCTGCATGATCTCGGCCTGCTGCTGGTTGCCGAGGATCTCCTGCATGTCCTGCTCGGTGATCTGAAGCAGCGCAGCCATCGCAGGCGGTATCTCCGGCGCCCGCGTGTAATCCAGTGCGCCCATAGGTTGCTCGCCGCCGTCCGCATTGGTGACGGGGTTAACCAGCAGGTACGGATAGCGTTTGACGTTGTCGTCCGCCCAAGCGAGTTCGTGGCCGGCAACCTGCTCGGGGGTGAAGATTGGCTTCTGCACCGTGCTGTAAGCAGATATCTCGCCCAGCTTAGTCAGCTGCATGTTTTTCAGGCGCTGCGCATCCTTGGCCAGCCTGACGTGGCCCTGGCAACGCTCGATGTTGTCAACGAACCATCTCTTCCCATAAACCGGGATGATCGGGATTTCAGACCCGGCTATCAGCCCGTAATCTTCCAGCACCTTGCCGCCGCTTAGCAGGTACTTGTGGACCCGCTGGCGCTTAATCTTGCGCTCGCGCACCTCGACGCTGCCGGTTGCAAGCAACATCCGCTCAAGGTCGGGATCGTCTTCAAAGTCGGCTTCCGAATACTTTGTCTCTTCGCCATCCAGCGAGCGGAAGATACGCAGCGTCTCGGTTACCTGTTCCTTGACGTAGTATTCTGCAATGTAGACCACGTCTGGCGTTGACCAGTCGAACTGGACGAACTGCACAACCTTGGGCCACGTCTGCGGGTCGTCGTCGAAACGGTCCTTGTACGCTTGGATCGTCATGGCCGACAGGACGTAGCATTTCTGCGCGTCCTTCTTGTCCTGGCGCTTGGCGTTCAGGTCAAAGAACACGGACGTGTCAGCGTCGAAGATGGGCTGGAACACGATGCGCTGCTGCTCGTTTTCGGGGTCGCCCTCGTCCTCATACTGGTTGGAGAGACGCCACGCCCCGAACCCGCCGCCGACTGCTTCCTCGAATGCGTTGTCGTAGGCCTCGTCTGCGGAACTGTCCTGCTCATCAGCCCGGTAAAGCTCATCGCAGGTGTCGGCCAGCTTGAGATTTGTGCTCCCGTCTTTGGGGACAAAATCAACCGTGACGCGATTGTTGCGGTATTCGGATATGATCCGCATCACGGACAGCGCGACCTTGTTCACCTCGAACCTTGGTCTGTTCGCGTACTGTTCGCTGAGGTTACCCTCCCACTGCGCGCCAGCGATGCTGTAGAACCGGCGATCTTCGAGGCACTGGAACCGCTCGTCACGCATTGTGGACTGGATAGCGTCGAACTCGGTCAGCGCCTCGGTGTGGACGCGTTGCAGCCGCTGCTCTCTGGTTTCTCGCGCCATAGCGTCTGCCGTAAACTATCTCGCCATCGGTGTCACGATGGGTACCAATTTAACTGGGGTGCGTTGATTGGCTGTCTTGCCCACCATGCTTGGGAACAGGTCCGTCATCGCCCAGACCAGCGCATCGACACGGTCAGGGCTGCCCGCACCTTCGTAACCAAAGGTCGTCATCTGCGTCATTTGCGTTTCAAGCGCCGGGAAGCTGCCGACGTGGTGGACCCGGCCCTGCTCGTACATGCTGGCGATCGGCTCGGCCCGGACATGCTTGCCGCGCGTGGCCCGGACTTCCTTAATCTTCACCGTATTCCGCACGCTGCGCAGGGTCTGCGCCACCATGTCTCCGCCCTGGTTGACCTCTATCACGATCGCGTCCGCCTTGTGCGTATCGTAAAGGTTGATTGCCCGCCGCGCCCATTCCATCGGACTGCCCTGCATTGAGCCGTCCTCAAGAACGTAAGCTTCCTGTGACTTGTGATGGACGCCAGCAACAATAATCCCGTGTTCGTCGCTGTCCTCGGTGTTGGATATCGCAGGGTCAACCGACACCACGACACGATCCAGCGGATCGCATTGCCTGACGCGGCTGGCTTCGATCTGGCCATAGGTCCATAGCGCATTCGGGATATCGCCGAGGATTTCCCCGCGCAGTTCCTGCCGGCCGAGGCGGGTTCCCTCATACCTTAATTGGATCTTCTCAAGAAACTTGCCCGCCAGATTGGAGCGATTGTCCATCGTCGCGCCGCGGGTAATGTGAACCTTGCCCTCTGACCCGGCCACGATCGCCTTGACCAGTTCGACAGGCCTTGGCGTCGTCGTGACCAGTACGCGGGGATGATCGCCAAGGCGCAGGCCAAAGCTCAACTGGTCCCACGTCTCGCGGGCGTAGCGCCACTTGGCCAACTCATCGCACCACGCCAGGTCAAACTGCGGGCCGCGCAGCTGGTCAGGCTCGGTGGCGTTGAACGTGGTGGCAATCGCCCCGTTGGGCCATGTCAGGCGGCGCTTGCTGGGCTCGTACAGCGGACGCTCGGTTTCGGGGTAGACAGACAGGATGCCGGACACGCCCTCGACCATGACGTCGCGCGCGTCCGCTGCTGTCTCGCCGATCAGGGCGATGCGCTTGTAGCCCTTCCTTACGGCTTCCTTGACCCACTCGGCGCCGGTCCTCGTCTTGCCCCAGCCGCGGCCTGACATGATCAGCCAGATGTCCCAGTCGCCTTCGGGTGTGATCTGTTCGGGGCGGGCGAGGAACTCGCGCCAGTCATAAAGCAAGGCTTCCTGTTCGGCGGGGGTGAGCTGATCAACGATGGCATTCCGCTCGTCGCGCGGCAGGCTTGCCAGGCGCTCGGCCACGCTGGCGGTCATTTCGTCGCGATCTGTTCAAGCAGGGATTTGACGCGCTGGCCGGCGATGCCGTGTTCGATCTGGACGGGCGGGCGGCTGTCGTCGCCGCTGTGGTGCACCTGGAGCGGCGCAAGCTTGGGGAATATGCCGTTGTAGAACGCGTCGGGGTTTGTCCTTGCCCACTCAACCAGACCGGCAACGCCGCCAAGCTCGGAGAATGCAATCTCAACGGCTTCCTTGAAGGCTTTGGTCTGCGTGCTGACCGAACCCTTCGGCCTGCCAGCGCCCGCTCTTTTCCCGCCTCTAGCCATTTGTGAATGCTTCGATATTCATTCAGCGTTTAGACTTTTTCGCCGTCTTGGCTGACGCCCGAAACGCCGCAGCGGTTGGTGCGCCCTTGGTGCCGGGCTTGCGCATCTTCTCGCCAGACCCAGCGGCAATGCGTGCCTTCTTGGCGGCGATGTTTGCGTAAAGGCCCGGTTTACTCGCCATCGAAGAAGACCTCTATCGGCTCAGGGATATCGGCGTCGTGGTATTCGTGTCCGATCCAAAGTTCAATCACCGCGCGGGGTGGATTGTCAAGGAGGATCGCGGTCGCCTGTGGCCAGTTGCGTGTGACTTTGAACGTCTTGCGGAAAGCTGACGTCCACATTTCGGCAACCGCCTGGCAGGCTGTAGCCTCGATCAGGCGCTGGGCTTTGCGCCGACGCATGTCGGTAACGTCCAGCTCGCGAACGGTTTCCGTGACGTGCGCCATGATGGCATCGATAAAGGCATCGTCGATGATGTGAGGGAAAAACACGCTCTGTAGGATGTTGGCTTTTGCGTGCATGGGAAGGACCCGCCAGAGCTAGGGTTCAATCTACTCTGACGGGTTGGACCCCTCGCCGCGTAAGCGGCATACCAAACAATTGCTCAACCCGTTTCGTCTGTCAACGTGACGGACGCCATTGCCTTGGCCTTGGCGCGTTCAAGCAGGTACAGGATCACGCCGACGTCGCTGGTGCTGGACGTGATCCATTCTGCGCCGTCCGTATCAAAGCCGAGGACGATGGCGCTGGAAAGTTTGCCCTTGGCTGCGGCGAGGATTTCGTCAGGCGTCGGGCTGTCGCTCACCACGGCCCGCCGTCCACGCCGTTGGTGATCGTGGCATCGACGCGCGTCACGTCGATGTCGGCCGGCGTCGGCGGCTCGGCGCGTGCAGCCTGCAGGGCGATGTCGGCGGCGTGCAGGCGAGCCTGGGCGTCTGATAGATTTACTGTAGCTAATCCCATGCGCGTGTCGGCGAGGATCTGATCCACGCGGGCGTCGTCTCGGGCGCCATAGGCGCGGCGGACTGCGGCAGACGCTTCGCGGAATTCAAGGACGGCTTCGGCTTCGGTCAATGGTCAGCTCCCCTGTTGGTTGAAACCTTGTGCATCAGGCGCATGGTGTGGTCAACCCTCCTCGGGTTCGTAAACTCGCTCCTGCACCCGGACCACGAACATCTCGCCGGAACGCTCGAAGCGGGACAGGTCGCCAAGTTCCGCCTCGGCCGCCTTGCGGTCAAATGTCTTGCGGTTCTGCTTCGTCACGAAGGCGATTGCCGTGATCCCGACGGCGTCCAGGCTTCCGGCAATGATGCCTTCACGCAACTCGGCTTCGCGTGTCTGGAGTTCCTTGATCCGGTCCCGGACTGACTTGAGTTCATCGGCAGGCTTCAGGTTCGTGGTCATCGTTTTCGCTCCATCGATTAAAGAAAGAATTTTCCTTCCTGTTGTGTTGCCCCGGACCGGGTGTTGCTTCGGACCCCCCTATAGGGGTCCCCGAAAGTAGCAACACACCTCCCGGCTTCCGCAAACCAAAAGCAACACGAGGCAACACCTAGCAACACCCCCACCTAACACTTTGAAATCATTGAACATGGGTGTTGCTTTCTGTTTCCAACACATGCCAAATCTTAGCGCCTTCAGCCTCTTTAGAATAAACGTGCTTGGAAGCAGCAAGATCGGCAAGGATTAGCTGCACAGTTGGTCTTTTGAGGCCGGTTTCTTCTACCAGCTCTTTTACGAATTTAGGTCCCTCTGTCAGCAGCGTGAGGACCATCCTGGCGGATTTGGAGAGTGGTTTTCCGGCCGCCTTGGCGTCTTTCCCGCCCTGTGGTTCATCGCGAAGCACGGGCAGCAGGGAGGACATGACAAGCCCGCTTTCCGGGTGCGTCACCTCGACCTTGACAAGCTCCACGGTCATGGGTTTGGGCTCGTCCGAATGGCGTGCTGCGGTGCATTCGATCCGGCATATCTGGGTGCCTTCGATGCGGGTAATCCTGAACTCGTTGTCCACGGCCCCCAGCAGGGCCGAGGAGCCCCGCGCGCCTTTCTCGGCATCCTTGCCGCTGTGGTGGACGATGGCGATGTGGGCGCGTGTGTGAGCGCGTATGGCATCGATCGACTGCACGAAGCGGGTCATGTCCTGAGACGAGTTCTCGTCGCCCGGCCCGAAATGACGGTTTAGAGTATCTATCACAACCATCCCCGGCCTGACGGGCAGGCTGTCGATTGCGGCCAGCGCATTGGCAAGGCCTTCCGGGGTCGATAGCGGCACGCCTACGGGGATGGTCCAGAAGCGCGCCTGGCGGCCCTCTGATCGCTTCGCGAGCCAGACGTGGACGCGATACTTGAAGGTGCCCATGCCCTCGCCCAGCAGGTACAGGACGGGCTGTTGCACGGTGGCATTGCCGCGCCATTCAACGCCGCAGGCCACACTCAGCGCCATGTCGAGGACATTAAAGGTCTTGAATGTTTTGGCAGGGCCATACCAGACCGACGCGCCGTCATCGATCACCCAGTTGTCAATTATCCACGTGGGATCCGGGACCGATAGCAGGCCGGGGACGTCGAGGATGGGCAGGCGTGGGCGTGGAGGCTCAACAGGTGCCGCGAGGAACCCCGCGACGTCAAATCCTTCGGCCACTGCGTCTGCGGCGTCCCATCCGACAGGCTTTGCGGCTGGCGGGGTGATCCGCCTGACCGTGCAGCCAAGGGCCTGCAATGGCCCTTCCAGCCCCGCCATCAGCTTCCTGCCGGGATCATCCGCATCAGGCCAGAGCACGACCGTTTTGCCGGCCAGTGGCGTGAGGTCGGTCTTTTCAATCGTGGTGTTTGCCCCGCCCATCAATGACGTGGCGTCAATCCCGACTGATGCCAGGGCGTCTACGCACTTTTCGCCCTCAACAATTACGACCGCTTCTGACGCATGCCAGCGATCAAGCCCGTACAGTGGCCGGGGCGATGGCATGCCGCCGGGCACGGCAAAGGTCTTCTTGCCGTTAGACAGGGCCCAGCGGTTGACCTCGCAGACCTTGCGGCCTGCCTTGTCCCGGTAGACGTATTTCGCCTCAAGCGTTCGCTCGGGTTCCGGTTCTGCGGGACGCGCTGCCTCGACGGTGTGTCGCACCTCGGCCCGTGGGGCCGGGGCGCCGCCTGCCCACTGGTCGCATTCAGCCAGGACCGTCGCGAACTCGCGGCGCGGGTCGAGATTGTGTACGCGGGCGTACAAGGCAAAGCAGTCTCCCCGATCGCCTGTGGCGTGATCAATCCAGCGTCCGCAGGTTTCGTCGCGTGCCAGAGAGATCGAGAGGCTTTCGCCTTTGGTCCCTGACAGGTCCCCGACGCGCGCGTCCTGCGCCTGAAGCCGTGCGCGTGGGAACAGGTAGCGCACGAACTCCCGGATATTGCCGTGGATTGCCATCTCCACGCGCCGCTTGCGGGCTTCGGCGTCTTCAAATGGCAACCGTGCCGCGTCGTTGAAATCGAGCATGGCTTACCCCCAGCAGCGTTTGCGGAAGGGGCAATCCTTGCACAGCCAGTAGTTCTCGTCATCCGTGCATCTGGCCCGCAGGCTTCCGGCGCGTGTGTCTGCGATGATCCCGGCTGCGCGGTCTGATGCCGCCTGGGCGCGTTCTCGATCAAACGGGACCAGCTCGAGGTAAATCTCCATCGTGTCCGCGTTGGTCGCCTGGAACAGCGCGGGCGAGGTGAGATCAAGGTAAGCCTGATACAAAGCGACCTGATCGGCGTATTCGGGCTTGGCCTTGGCCAGCCCGTTCTTGTTGATGGCGGCCCACGACTTCTGGCCCAGCGCCTTGTGCTCCCAGAGCATGGGGTATTGGAAGCCATCAGGGCCGCCCTTGATGACCCGATCGACGTGCCCCCGGAATGCCCCGCCGGCAACCGAGAAGCCTATGGGCGCCCCGTCCTTGCCCGTCTGCGTGAGCCTGAACCCGGCGTCTGACAGCCAGACGGCGGCCATGCTTTCCATCGTGTGCCCGCGCTGGAATATGCGCAGGGTCTTTGCCGAAAAGCGCCAGCCCTCGTCGTGAGGCTCGCCCATGAACTCGTATTGTATCTTGCGCTCACAGGGCGAGCCGATCGATGACGCGCCGACATAGGTGCGCCGCTTCTCGGCTGGCGGTGGGAGTGCATCGATAAGCGCATGGATGGCCGCGACGTCTGCGCTGCGTGTCATGCTGGTAGGGTTGAGATCGATCATTTGCGCACCTGTTTGACGGGCTCCGGATCGCCTGGCTTGCGCCGGGCGAAAGCGTTGCACTGTGGGTAGTGGGTATCGCGCACCATGCGGAAATAGGGCGAGCCCTCGCCCTTGCATTGTGGTCGAGGCATCCGCTGGAGCCAGCAACAGCCTTCACAAGTGGTGTTCTGCTGCTTGACGTAAGCGACGGCTGCAGCTTGCGCCGAGGTGTCGCGAAATGTGCGCGTGCGTGTCTGGCTGGTCATGCTGTTCCCATAAGATTAAGAAGAGTTCCGCCTGTTTTTTCGCGCTCGGCTTCCTGCAAGTGGCGTACAGCGTGCTTGAAGTAGGTCGGCTTCAGCTCGCTACCGACGAACCGTCGCCCAGCCTTGAGCGCAACCCAGCCCTCAGAGCCGATGCCCATAAAGGGGGAAAAGATCACGTCGTTCGGGTTGGACCAGAGGCGAATGCAACGCTCAATCAGGTCGAGTTGCAACGGGCAAAGGTGGCGCTCGTCCTTGTCCTCACGCGCCAGCTTGCCGTTGAGCACATTTGTCTGATTGATGTCCATCCAGACGGGCGATGCCCACTGTTGCCACATATCAACCGGAAACAGCTTGGCGTCCTGCCCTACACGGTCGGCTTCCTTCTCGTCTGACGGCGTCTTGCGAAACACCAGGACGTAATCCGCCATGCCTTGACGGTTGCGCGTGCTGTCTGTCTGGATTTGCTTGTAGAGCAGCCCCAGCGCCTTCGTGCGCTGCATCTCGACAACAGGATCTTTCCAAACCGTGATGCGGCTATGATAGGTCCAGCCTTCCGCCTCATGCACTTCGCGAATGTCGGACGGGAAGTCATAGAGCCCGACCACGCCATGCATAGACTTCGTGCGCGGCAGGTCGGAACAATGCACCGCCGTCAGCCTGCCCGGCTTTGTGATGCGGTACAGCTCACGAACCAGATGCCGATAGAGCGCTTTGAACTCGGCTTCGTCCTTGACGTTGCCCATGTCGCGCTCGCTGTCGCTGTAGACAAACAGGTGAGCAAACGGAGGCGAGTAGACAGAATGGCCAATGCTGTTGGCCGGAAGAGCGCGGGCAATTTCAACGCAATCCGCATTGTATGCGGTAAAGTGTTCGCCAGCGTGTTGAGCGATAACGGAAGTCATAAAAGCCATCCTGGTATCTGAAGGAGTTTTGAAGGGGCGTAAGCATCAACTGCGGCGCGTTTGACGGCGCGAGCCATTGCCTTGGACATTGCAGACTTCATGGCGTCGTGATCGCCCGCTTTGCGGTTCACGATCTGCCAGATTGATTCCTCGGTATCAGCGCAGGCGATATGGACCTGCACCGAACGCGATTGACCGAACCGCCAGCAACGGCGAACGGCCTGATAATAACTCTCGTATGAGAAGCTGAGGCCAACGAAGGCCATGCGTGCGCAGTGCTGCCAGTTAAGGCCAAACCCTGCGATAGACGGCTTCGTAACGATGACGCGCGCCTTGCCAGTCGTAAACGCGACAAGCTTCTGCTCTTTCTCGTCAGCCGACATTGAGCCGCGCACTTCCATAGCGTCGGGAATGCGTGCGGTCAGAGCGTCGGCTTCATAGTCAGTGTCGCACCAGACAACCCACGTCTCGTCGCTATCGTTGACAATTTCAGCGATGGCGTCGGCGCGTGCGTCCGTGGTCATGCGCTTTTCGCAATGGATGCTTGTGGCGCTGGTGTCGGGCATACGAAACAGACGCGCCTGCCCGTCCTTTTCCTCGCCGCTATCGATACTGCGGTCTGAGGCAATCACATGCCGGCGCACGTCCAGCTCAGGCAGGATGTAGCCATCATCGGACAGGCCGATGTCAGACGGCTTGGAAATGCAGCGCGCCCACGATGCGACCCATGACCAGAAGTCGGTCTGCGCATGGCCCTTCATGCGCCATGTGCCGGTGTCCATGCTGTCATGGATGAACCAGCGTTGAAGCATCATGTTTTGTTTCATCACGCCAAGGAACTCGGAATGCGTTCCAAGCTCCATGTGATCGTTCGGAGCAGGCGTTGCGGTGCAAGCCAGGCGATAAGGCGTGCGCGCGAAACTCTCGATTAGCAGCTTCGTTGTCTTGCCGGTAAAGCTCTTGAGGATTGACGACTCGTCCAGAATGATGCCGCTGAATTGGCGTGCATTGAATTTGGCGAGGCGGTCATAGTTCGTGATGTAGACGCGTGGCGTCGTGATCTGTTCAGGCTCACGAACGGCCTTTGCATCAAGCCCGAATTTCTCGGCTTCCGATTGATGCTGCGCAGCGACAGCGAGCGGCGCCAGCATGAGGACGGGCTTGTTTGTCTTCTCGACAATCTGCCGTCCCCATTCCAAGGCGCACAAGGTCTTGCCAAGGCCGGTATCGAGGAAAAGCGCCGACGCGCCAGTCTCGATCGCAAACGCCGTGGCGTGCTGCTGGTGAGGCTTCAAAGCCTTGTGTAGCGCCTTGGGTTTGAAGCCGCGCGGCTCAAATGCCGCGCGTTTTGCGGCTATAAGATCATAGTATTCTTCAGAATGTGTCATGCTGCGCGCTCCTGAAGGATGGCGCGCGATGCCAGGCGCTGGGCGACGCGAACGCAGATCGCGGCGACACGTTCTGCCGTGAGCGGGTCCGTCTGCGCTTCGATGCGCCTGCGGGCGTAGATCACGGTCGTGTGGTCGCGCCATCCGAACGCCCGTCCGACTTGCGTGGTGCTTTTGCCGGTCTTGCACGCGAGGTACATGCCGCACGCGCGCCAGTGTGCGAGGTCGGAAAAGCGCCGATCGCCCGTGATCTGGGCGACCGAATAGTGCGAGGCGTCAGCCGTCGCGGCGATGATGTCTGCAATTGAAGGTGTCATGCTGGCACCCTTTCTTCTGCTGTTGGATCTTCAAGGGTCTGGATTTCTGTATTCTCGATCGCCTCGTGCGCGATGGCAAAGAGCATCGCGGCGTCCACCTTTGACCATCGGCCGAGCGGTTCGCTCCACGGCAGGCCGCTGGCCTTGTCCGCGATGAGCCCAAGGGCCGCCTCGGCAAAGCCGATCGTCATGGCATCGGGCGAGCCGATCTTGGGCGTCCCGCGGCGCGTGGCCCAGTTGCAGGTGCGGGCCTGTATCCATGCGTTGATCGTGGTGAAGGCGAGAAACCACGCCTCGCGTTCTGTCACCGCGTGCCAGCGTTCGCCGAGCATGCGTTTGAGCGTGGCGGCCGCCGCAACGGTCGCCAGGTTGTCTGGATCTTCTTGTGTCATTGTGTGCCCCAAGCTGAGGGGCGGGTGTTACCCCGCCCCCGCCCGATTACCCCCACGCCGGTCGGCTGGAGGATTTAGCTGCCGCAGGCTTGGAAGTTGCAGCCGCTTTCGGCTTGGCCGGCTTGAACCCGGTATATTCGGGATCATCGACTGCCACGGCTGATATCGTGTTCTTGTCCTTGCCTTTGACGTTTTCGCCAGATCGGGCATCGACATAGTCGGAACCCTCCTCAATCCCGAAGCGGGCAACGAACGCGATCCCGGACAGGTCGTCCCAGTCGCTGATCTTGCGAGCGGCCATTGCCTCTGCGCTGTCGTCAGTGGGACTGATGCCATATGCGCTTTCAAGGATCGAGCGGATCAGCGATCGCGTGATGGACACCATCTTGTTGTGCCCGTCTGAGCCGTTGCCGGCGATGCCTGCCCACTTCCAGGCCTTGCGGCCTTTGTGGGGTCCGGCGGTAACGGTCACCTCGAGGTCAAGGCCTTGCACGCGGGCATCCTTGCCCGACGTCTTGATGCCACGAACGGTGATGACAGCGGGCGCCACGGTGCCGTCAGGAATGGGGCTTCCGGAACCGCCGGTGGCGACTTCTGCTGTGTTGAAATCGAATGCAGACATGATGGTGATCCTTATTTGAGGAGCTTGGCGAACAGGTCGCCGAGGTGTGGTTTTTCCATTAGTGCGAGACGTCCGGAGCGATCCTTGGCGGGAAACCCCCATTCGTTTTCGGGACCCGTGATAAAGGCCCGGTAGGGCTCGCCTTCGTCCGGGCGGATAAGCGCAAAGGTTATCACCTCATCGACGATCCCTGGCATCTCGCGGCCTGTCTTGGCCCCGTCAATCTGAATGCTCCACGTCTTGCGTCCGAAATCGTCTTCATCTTCGTTCAGCAGGCAGACGAAGACCACGTTGCGGGTTCTCGCCTGTTGCAGGCGCTTGATCCACGCGATCATCTGGCGGCCGAGGAGCCCGTACATGGAGCGGGTGTCCTTGTCCCCTTTAGCGGTCATCGCCTCGGGCTGGGTCTCGCACCACGCCATGCAGAGACGCGCCGCTTCCGTGATGCTGTCGATAAAGACGGTCTGGTATTTATCCAGCGCCGCTGCGTCGCCGAAGCGATCGCAGACCGCGTCGTAGTGCTGCTGTCCGTAGAGGTCGGACGGCCGCACGTTGGTATTAGGGCCGGCGAGGAAGCACGCGAGGTCGCGGCATTCCTGCCACGTCTTCGGACGCAGTTCGTCAACCGGCACGTCCGACACGGAGAGGTTGCCCGCCTCAAGGTCGATGAACAGGACCGTGTCGGGGTCCAGTGTGCGCAATAATGATGTTTTGCCGACGCCTGGCGGCCCGACGATGAGGAGCTTGACGCCCCTCGTCTCGGACATGCGTTCGTCGGCTGTGATGATGGATAATCCCATCGTACAGCTCCTTTACTTTTCTGGCTTCTTACCCTTGCTCTGCTGGATGGCAGGCGGTGGAAGGTAAGGAGCCGTGCCCCTGCTAATTCGTGCCGCTAAGGCCTTAGTTCGCAGGCTTCCACCGCTTGCTCCGTGATCCCCGTTGCGGGGGAAATTTCGACGACAAGCCGGGGCTCGTCGCTCCAGAATTTACGGACGGTCAGGTCAACTACCTGCACGTCGTCATTCCAGCAAACCCCATTAAGCGCGTCCAGCGCCAGCTTGGCAAGGTTGTCGCCGTCGGGTTTTTTGGTGGGGCGCTCAATGTGTGCCAGCATGTTGGCGCGGAGCTTCTTGGATGCTGACTTGGGTATGCGCAGATATGCGGTAAGTCGCACCTCAACCGGCCCCTCCATGATGCGTGCGCCAGCCTCCATAGCCCAAGCGGCAACAGCCTGTTTTTCGCTGCGCGTTTTTGTGTCGGTAAAGAACCGCGCGCCTTGTGTGCGAGCGCGTGCCCATCCGCGGGGTTCGCCTGGCACGGTGAAAAAGATGCGTGTCATTTCGCCCACGTCTCCAGCCCGACCTTTCCCTGGCTGACCTTGGCGATGAGCAACATGAGTTCGTAGCTGGGCCTGGCCTTGCCGCGGCGCAGCTTGGAGATGTGCGCCCGATCGCGTGCGAAACGCTTGGCGGCCTCCGCGTCGCTGATGTTGGTTTGCTCTAGCCATTGTGCGAATGTCATGGATGATGTGTGCACTACCTGCCGCACTGAGGTCAAGAAGAAAAGTTGCACGCGGCGCACAGATAGTAATTGACCGTTAATGCATGACGTGCACAATGGGGGCAACAAAGGAGCACGACATGTGGACATCAGCCGACACCAACGCCGAACAAGCTAGCCGCAACTACCGCGACACGCGCACGCCCCAGCAGAAGACATGGGACGCCCGCGCCGAGGCTATTGCCGAGATCGCCGCACGCATGCGCGGCCTCACCTACCCCAGCTCCGCGATCTGGTCACGCGACCCAGCCATCGTTGACTTGATGTCGGACCTTGCCCGCGACATGGCGCGCGAGATGCACGCCCTTAACGTCGAGGGGTATCGCCCGTGAGCCGCAAGATCGCATTCCAAATCAATTACGACCCCAAGCCGATCCCCGTCCGGCGCTTTGACTATTGCGCCCAGCGCGAAGGCGATGACGGCGAAGACCTGTGCGGCTGGGGCTCCACCGAAGCCGAGGCCATCGCGGACCTTCTCGACCGTGAGGCGGAAGCACAGGACGAGGCGGAAGCCCGTGCGGCGCGGAAGGCGGTGAAGCTGTGAGCGCGACACCGGAACAGATTTTAGCGGCGCTTGAGAACGAAGCCTTCGACATGGAGGAAACCGCGCGCACTTGGGGTGGTGAGTCCCAAGCTGCGCCACCACTCCGCGCCGCCGCCGCCCTGATCCGCGCACAGGCTGAGAGAGTGCGTGTGCTTGAGGAAGAAAACGAGCAACTCAAGATCGGCTTGGAAGTCGCTGAGAAGCTGTACCGCGAAACTTTAGGCATGAAAGGAGACGCCGGCTATGGCTGACGTGCTCCGCCGCCTGCTGGACTGGATCACCCCTCGCCACCCTTTGGACGATCAACTGACGGAGCAATTCCTGTGACCATTAACCTGGACGTACTCGAAAAACTAGGCCCGCTTAAAAGAGGCTTGCACTCAGGCCCGGATGCGGGCGCGTGCATTATGGAAGCTGTCGCCTTCGTCGCCGGCGAAAAGTGGTCTGACCATCCGCAGTGCGTCTCACCTGTAATCGGCGCGTTTTTGCGCAACTGGAATGACAGCCTTCCGACCGATGCGGATCGCGAACGTCTGCTGAAGCCGCTTATTCCGAAGATCATCAACACACGCGCCGACGCAGCGACAGAAGAGCGCCGTTCCTATCTCGCGCTTGACTGGATGATCCGCACCTTTCTCCCCGCGTGGTTGCGTCTAGCCAAGCTGAACGAGCACGCCGACGCGGTCGCAGCTCTGGCACCCATTGTGGACATGGCGACCGCGACTGCAGCCGCGCATGTCGTGCGTACAGCCAATAAAGCGGCGTACGCAGCGTGGGACGCTGCGTGGGCCGCTGCGGGGGCCGCTGCGAGGGACGCTGCGGGGGACGCTGCGGGGGCCGCTGCGGGGGCCGCTGCGTGGGACGCTGCGGGGGACGCTGCGTGGGACGCTGCGGGGGACGCTGCGAGGGACGCTGCGGGGGCCGCTGCGGGGGCCGCTGCGTGGGACGCTGCGTGGGCCGCTGCGAGGGACGCTGCGAGGGACGCTGCTGCGTGGGACGCTGCGTGGGACGCTGCGAGGGACGCTGCGTGGGCCGCTGCGTGGGCCGC